CTCCGGCGACATACGGCTCGACCACACCACGGGCTTGAGCCCGCGAGCGATCAGCGCACGCATGAAGTAGCCGGCCCGTGGGATAGGCTCACCCATTCCGGGGTACGCCCACTCCATCAGGGTGTTGTCGAAGTCAACCAGCACTTCGCCGGATGCCCGGCTGTACTCAGCCCACTTCTCCTCCGTCGTCAACTGCCGACGTGACTTCATGGAGTGCCTCCTCAGGTGTTCCTTCACGGATAATCATGCGGTTGAGGTCGGCGTGCAGGTAGACCTGCTGGCGCTCCGTACTCTCCCGCTGCTTGAGGACACGCAGCCGCATCATGCGGTTGTCGCGCTCCCCGTCCGACTGCTGAATCCCAAGGATCATGTCGGAGTGCTTCACCACGTCCCAGCTCTCGCTGATGTGCCGCAGCTCCACGTTGTGGGTATCGCTACCCTCGCGGTTGATCTGCCACGCCGTCATCACGGGAACCCCCATGCCGACAGCCACCGCCCGCAGCTCCTTGCCCAGCGCCCCGTAGGCGTGGCGCATCTGCTGCCGCTGGTTGACCCCACCGTTCGGACGCATCAACTCAAGGTAGTCGATGACCACGAGGTCGATCTTCTTCCCCTCGTTCCGGAGCCGCTTGACCATGCCCCGCACGTCGTTGGGGGACACGTCCTTGTAGGACCAGTCCACGACGTACAGTTCACCGCCCGCCGCGAGCACCTGCTTGCGTGCTGCGGCTACGAGCTTGGGGCTAGCGATCAGCTCGCTCGACTTCAGCCCGGTGAAGGCTTGGTCGTAGCGGCGGATCACTCGTCCGGCAGAAATTTCGAGCGTGATATGGAGGACTCCTCTGCCTGCTTGAGCCGCCTTTGCGCCAACCGCGCAGAGGAGCGAAGTCTTGCCACGAGCGGGAGGAGCGAGAAACACTCCAAGCTCGCCAGCAGCAATGCCACCACCAAGGCTAGCGTCGAGCTGCCCCGATAGACCCAGACCAACAAGAGCTGGCCGAAGGTTAGTCTCTCCCGGTAGACCCGCTGTAGCCAAGTCCACGACTCCGCCCGCTGCTGTCTCAGCGACCTCCACGGCTCGCTGGCAGTATGCCAGAGCAATGTCCGCATCAAGATCCCGCGAGCCCAGATGTGTAGCAATGTACTTGCCGGCCTTCGTAAGAAGCTCACGCGAAACAAACTTCTGAACCATCGAGTGAAGCGCACTGATCTCCACCTCCTCTCCCTCGTCCACGTAGCCGACCATCTCCAGCAGAAGGGTCCGCTGGTCGGAGTCGTCGTAGGACGATGTGATGTCGAGCGCCAGCGCCGCAGCCGACAGGTTGTTGTCGGTGCGGGCGTGGAGCTTCTCGATATGCCCGTAGAGCAGGCGTACCTCGTGGTTGTTCAGGACGTCATCCCGAACGAGATCCCCGAAGGCCGTCCACCCCTCTTTGCTGAGCAGGCCCTTCAGGACTTGGGCTTGGAGTTCGTCCACATGGCCTCCTCAAGGATCTCCTTGCCGATGATGTCGAGGCCGGCGGTGTCCCCGCTGGCCACGTAGTACGTGTAATCGAAGTCGTAGTCGTCCAGCGCGGTCTCGCTGATGTCGCCCGTCCCGGCCAGCCCGGCGCGGTCGTAGTCCCGACGCTCCAGCCGCACGAGCATGAGGTCCACGCCGCCGAACTCCGCCTCGAACATCCGCAATGCGTCGGCCTCGTTCTCGAAGCGCAGGTCATCAATGACGACAAGCTGCTCCCGCCCCGGGCCGAACAGGTCGGCGTTCGCCTTCCGCTCCTCCGCCAAGAGGGCGCGGAGCTTGCCCCCCACGCGCTCCACCCAGTGGTCAGGGTTCACCGCCCGCCGGGCTTGCCCGTAGGCGATCAGCAGGTTCCGCATCCAGTCCGGCTTCGCCAGCACGTGCGCCGGGTCGAAGCCCATGTTGAGGACGTCCTCCTTGAGCGGGCCGGCGTAGCTGACCCGGGTGTACCCGCCCTTGTTGCGGAGAATGTCGGACACCCACGTCTTGCCGCTGTGCATCTTCCCGCTAATCCCTACGATCTTCATTGTCGCCCCCGCCGATGATGTCGTCAAGGTCCACGATGTCCGCGTCGTTCGGGACACCAGTGATGCCGGACTCTGCCAGCCGCAGGATCGCACGCTCGCGGGCTTCCGCAGCCTTCTTCACGTGGACCCACTCTTCCTGCTTCCGCGCCACGTCCGCCTCGTAGGCGGTGACGGCACGGTCAGCTAGCTGGATCAGGTACTGGTTCATTGTCGGTGTACTCCTCAAACTGCGGGCCGGGATACAGGATCGCCGGCTCCTCGCCACGCTGACGACGCTGCGCCGCGCCGTGGCACCGATAGTGGAAGTCGCAGTAGTTGCAGTTGAAGCTGCCGTCTGCGAACTCTGCGACGGGGGGCTCCCCATCTTCCGTTTTCTTCTTGACGTAGGCGAACCGCTGGAGGATCTCATCGTAGAGTTCCTGATCGAACTCGATGTAGATCCCGCTGCGCTCGCCGGTCTCCTTGTTGTGCAGCCCCAGCGTACCCGTGCTCCGGTCCTTGACCAGCAGGTAGCAGAGCTTGTGCCCGGTCAGCGCCATCGTAATCTGGCACTGGTACAGGTAGGACTTGTGCTTCTCCGCCACGCGAGCCAGCGCACCGTCGTGGCCGTCGGTCTCGAAGGCTTTGGTCAGCCACTGGTAGGGGTAAAACCCCATGCCCTTGATCTCAAGCACCGCCATGCCACGGGGGGTGTTGATCTCACCGTCCGCCCGGCAGGTGATGGTGATCGGGATCTCCCGCTGGCCCAGTGGGACCATGATCTCTTCCCGATGGAACATCGTCTCCGTCGCCTCGCCCGTCACCGGGTCGAACTCCACGCCGCCGACGGGGATGCCGTGGTGGTTGAGGAGCTGGCGTGATACGTCGTGGTCCACGTCACCCAAGATGCCGTAGACAAACCCCGTCGCATCGCGGGGCTTGGGGCGGTCCCCATTGTGCCGGTGCCAGATCTTGCGGCGGCAGTCCGACGCCTCGCTGGCACGAAATCTCTTCGGGGGCGTGGTGTGCGCCCGCGCCTCCTGCACACCCTGTGCGGTCAGCGCGTCATAGAGCGCCTGCGCCGGGTCCTTCTCTGGGAGCTTCTTCTTCCGCTTCGCCATGTTGTCTCCTTGCAGGCATGGGACGGGGGCGTCCTCTGGCAGTCGTGCGCCCGACTACCCCCGTCCGACACCCTTACAGGTTGAACTGGCTAGCCAGCTCGTCCCAGTCGAGGTCATCCCCGAAGGTGCGGCGGGCCGCTGCCTTCTGGGACTCGTTGTCGTGCATGTTGAGGCTGCACGCCGCAACCACATCTTCCATCGCCTCGACTTCAGGAGCGATCTCCGCGAGGTCCATCTTGATCCCGGTCAGCGAGATCTTGTACTTGGTGTTGAAGCCCGTGCCGGTGCGAGTGATGAGCAGGTCCTGCCCCTTCTCCACGTCGCAGAAGAAGTCATCGCCCACCATGTCCTGCTGTACGAGCAGCGCGGAGATCTCCTCCACCGCCGTCTTGGGCAGGCCGATGAGCTTGACCTTCTGGTCGTAGACCCACTCGTCGTTCTCGTCCTTCTCTGCCTCCAGCACCGGGGCGTAGAAGCGAGCCGATGCCCGGATCTCGTCACCGATCTTGCGCTCTGCCTTGTCGCCGTGCCGCTTGAGGGTCTGGCTCAGGTTGCAGAGGTAGCAGGGTTCGTTCTCGAAGTGAGCGTTGCAGCCCACGGCCATGCCACGAGGCGGATCGTCGTCCGTCTTGAGGCGGAAGTGATTGACGATCTTGGTGAAGAGCGTCCCGTCCCCCGTGGTCGGCGGAAGGAACCTCACCCGCTTGGTGGTGTCTGCCTTCACGTCCACGAAGATCGAGTCCGACCGCGTGGATGCGATGTTGGCCTTCACGTTGACCTTGAATCCGCTACGGATTGCCATGTTTTCCCTCTCCTACTGATTGAAGTAAGCGCGAGCCTCTGCCCACGTCTCCCCATAATCGACGTCGCACTTCAGGGGCACGTCGAAATTGTCCACGCCATACTGCGCGGCTGATGCTCCAGCCCGCTCCATCCGCCGTCGGAGGATGCGAGCCACTCTCTCTTCTTCGCCCGGGTACACGTCGATCAGGATGGAGTCATGTACCTGCCCCATCATCACCGACTTGAACCCGCCTGCGTGAAGGTCCTCCGCCACACCCAGCATGGCGATGTACGTGATGCAGGCCGCCGTGGACTGCACCAGTGTGTTGAACGCCTGCCGCTCGATGCGGAAGCCGTCCTTAGATTCCCACCGCTCCGGCCTGATGAACTTGCGCTCGAAGCCGAACGGGGTGACCACCTTCAGGTCCACCTTGACCCGGGCCTTGACCATCTCGATGTAGTCGCGCAGGCCGGTGAAGGTATCGAAGTAGTCGTCGATGAGACGCTGCGCTGCTCGCCGGGTGATCTTCAGATCCCGGGCCAGCTTAGCAGCCCCTCCCCCATACAAGATAAGAAAAGTCCGGGCCTTGCACAAGGTCCGCTCGTTGTCGGTCACGTCCCCGATGGGCTTCTTGAGCATGATGCTCGCCATCGAGGTGTGGATGTCCTCGCCGGAGGCGATGGCCTCCAGCATCTTCTTGTCCTGCGACAGCCACGCCGCCACCCGGATCTCGACCTGAGA